AATAAAAAAGAACGGCAAGAAGGCCATTACTTTAAATTTAACCTTGGAGGGCTGTTAAGAGGTGATACGGCTTCAAGAACAGCTTATTATCAAGCTGCAATTAGGAGTGGATGGTTATCACAAGATGATGTTCGTCAAAAAGAAGATGAACCGCCTGTGGGTGGTAATGCTTCAAAACTTTGGGTAAGTGGTGATCTATATCCGATTGATATGGACCCAACTCAACGGAAGGGGGTGAAAAACGGTGGCAAAGAACAAACAGAATAAGTTTTTTCAAATGAAAGCATCTGCCAATGGTAAAACGGCCGATGTTTTTATTTATGGAGAAATTACAAAGTATGCATGGGAAGAGTATGGAGAAGTATCTTCTATTACGTTCAAAAATGAACTTGATGAATTAGGTGACGATATTGAAACGATCAACCTTTACATCAATAGTCCAGGTGGATCTGTCTTTGAAACGATGGCTATTATCGCAATGTTACAAAGGCATCAGGCGAAGGTTATCTCTTATATTGATGGAATAGGCGCTTCATGTGCGTCAGTATTACCAATGATTTCAGACAAAATTATTATGTATGCTAATTCAATGATGATGATTCATAATGCGTGGACATACGCATCAGGAAATGCCAATCAGTTACGTAAAGCAGCGGATGACATTGAACGTATTAACCAGTCGATGGTACAACACTATTTAACTCGTGCTGGCGATAAGTTAGATGAAGATACATTAAAACAATTACTAGATGCAGAGACATGGTTATCAGCTGAGGAAGCAATGAATTATGGACTTTGTGATGAAATTATCTCAGAAAATAATGCGGCAGCATGTCTAGATGAAAAATGGATGAAAGAATACAAAAATGTTCCACAACAATTAGTAAACGCACAAGCTAACATACCATCCAACGAAATGTTAGAAAGACAAAAAATTGCCGAAGAAGCGAAAGCTAATGCGGACTATATAAAGACAATTTTAGGAGGAATTCATTTATGAAAATGAAAAATAAATTTCGATTATCTCTTGGTAACTTTCAATACTTTTCAAAAAATACATTATTTGAATTAAAGCAAAATTTATCCACTATTGGTCAACAGCTCCAAAAAGTAGAGAATGAGCTTTCTCAGAAGGCAATTGATCCATCCGCAACCATGGATAGTCTTCAAGCGTTACAACAATCTAAGAAAGACCTACAAATGCGTTTCGATGTAATTAAAGAACAACATGATACGATGGAAGCTGAACAAAAAGCACAATTCCAAAGTCAAACTGGTTTGCAAGCTATTGAAGATCCAAAACAAAAGGTAGTTGCAGCGAAAGCAGAATTGGTTCGGGCAACAATTCGCGGTGGTACCTTATCACAAGAAGCGCGAGCGGCTCTTGGTGATAAAAATTCCACAGGTGGAGAAAAAATTCTTCCAAGTACGATGACGAACGAACTATTACATGAGCCATTTGTTAAAAATCCATTAAGAGAGGTATCTACATTTACAAGTGTGACTAACCTTGAAATTCCCAAAGTTACATTTACATTAGATGATGACGATTTTATTGCTGATACAGAAACAGCGAAAGAATTAAAAGCTGAAGGTGATGTTGTAATATTTGGGCGCAATAAATTCAAGATTTTTGTCCCTATTTCAGAAACTGTTTTAGCAGCAACTGACACAAACTTAGTACAAACAGTAGATCAAGCACTAGAAAGTGGTTTAGCAGCAAAAGAGAAAAAAGTAGCATTCACAACAACTCCTAAAGCAGGAGAAGAATCCATGTCATTCTATAAAGCTGGTATTAAAACTATTAAAGGTGCTAATTTATACAAAGCTATTAAGTCAGCAATTGCAGATTTACATGAGGATTTCCGTGCAAATGCAACTATTAAAATGCGTTACGCTGATTATCTAGATATAATTGAAATGCTTGCAAATGGTAGCGCTACTTTATACAATGCTCAACCAGAACAGGTTTTAGGTAAACCGGTTAAGTTCTGTGATTCAGCAGTAAATCCTGTTGTGGGTGACTTCCGATATTCGCACTTCAACTACGATCCGAAGATGATTTATGATCGTGACAAAGATGTGAAAACAGGTATTGAACTGTTTGTTTTAACAGCTTGGTTTGATCATAAAATTAAGCTAAAATCAGCATTCCGTATCGCAGAAGTACAGACTACACCCTAATCCTCCCCAGGGACCAACAGGATTAAAAGTTGATTCAACTACGGTAACAACGGCCAACATTAGTTGGTCTCCTGTTGTCTATGATGGGGGCATTAAAGAATATCAAATAATCCGTAACGGAAAACAAGTAGGAACATCGGTAACAACAACATATAAAGATACAGGTTTGACAGGTGATACAACGTATTCTTATCAAATAAAAGCTGTAGCCAATAATGGGTTAATTTCATCTTTAAGTGCTGAATTATCAGTAAAAACAAATGCTTCAGGATCGTAGGTGATAGTATGCTGGAGCTTATAAAAGGGAAATTAAAAATTGATGGGGATGAAGAGGATACTGTTATTCAGCTTCTAATTGATGGAGCAAAAGAAGCTTTATTAGGATCTGGTGTTCCTGAAAGTGAAAAGGCACTCTACAAAATAGCAGTAATTACACATGTCTTATTAAACTACGAGAATCAAGATAAGTCATTAAATGTCCCTGCATTAAAACAGTCATTAGAAACTACTATATTGCAATTAAGGGACTATAATAATGGTGATAATCATGAATCCAAGTAAATTAAATAAACGAATAACAATTCAACAAGAAATTACAAATAAAAAAGATGAAGAGGGGAATCCAATTCCATCTGAATGGAAAGATGTTGTCACTGTTTGGGCAAGAGCAAAAACACCATTTGGAAAGGGATTTAATTATGAAATATTCGCTGGAAATACCGAGAATGCGGTACGTACAGTGAATTTTTTTATGCGATTTCGTAGGGGAATTGATTCGAAAATGCGAGTCTTGTATGATGATCGACTCTTTGAAATAAAAGCTGTTGTAGATGTTGATGAACAACATAAAGAAACATGCTTGGTGTGTGAGGAGCGATCTATATGGCAGAAGTAACGACCTTTGGAATACAAGAAGCAATTCAGCGTTTTGAAGCTTTAGGAAGAAGTGTAAAAACAATTGAAAACTCAGCATTAAAGAAAGGTGCTGGGGTAGTAAGGGATGCTTTAGAGGCAGAAAGTCCAGTAAGTGCACATCCGAAACCACCTTCACCAAAAGAATCATGGAGAACAGGTAAACATGCAAAGGATGAGGTGCTTGTCGGAAAAATAAAAACTCGAAATGGAGTCAAATCAATTAGTGTGGGGTGGGAAAAAGATGATAATTCTCCACACTTTTATATGAAATTCCAAAATTGGGGAACCAGTAAAATGCCCCATCCACCACATAAAGGGTTTATAGAAAAGACAGTAACTCACACGGAAGTAAAGGCAGTTCATGAGATGCGAAATGTCTTTGCAGCGGCATTGCAAATCGTATGAGATTTTTAGAAAAGGATGTGTTACGTGCTCTTACAAATCCTTTTATTGTAGAGAAAATTGGTGGAGAATATATCTACAATATGGTTCGTGGTGATGATAACGGAAAAACATGGATTACTTATTCTGAGCTAGATAATGGTGCTGGGAGATACGCAGAGGGTGTGGAATCTACCAGCATTATTTTATTTCAAGTAGATATTTGGTCCTTTAGTCCCGTGAAGGGGGATTTAAAAGAAGCGGTAAACACCTGTATGAAAAATATAGGATTTCAGCGTATTACAACAGCAAATTTATATGAACCAGATACGAAAATCTATCATTATGGTATGAGGTTTCGTACAGAATTAAAAATTTAGGAGGAAAACAAATATGGCAATTGCAGTCGATTTTAGAGATTTACACTATGCGATTTTGACAGAAACACCAGATGGTAAGTTTACGTATGCAGCACCTAAGAAAATTGGAGATGCAGTAAGTGGCAAAGCTTCACCTAAAAATGAATCTGTGACGTTCTATGCAGAAGGAGGTCCATTAGCAACAGCAAGTGCTTTTGGTGGTGTAGAAATCGAATTAGAAACAGCGGATATTTCATTATCTACTTACGCTGAACTATTAGGGAAGAAACTAATTAAAGGTCAGGTAATCGATAATGTAAATGATGTTGCTCCGTATGTAGCGTTATTATATCGTTTACCAAAAGACAATGGGAAAAACCGTTTTTATTGCTACTACAAAACGAAATTTGAAATTCCTGAAGATGAGCACAAGACAGCTGAAGATAAACCAACTTTCCAATCAGCTAAAATTAAATGCAAAGCGATCCAACGTTCAGATGGAAACTGGAGACATCGTTTAGATGAAGAAGAAACAGGATATGATGCAACCGTTGCAGCGAACTGGTTTAAAACAGTTCCAGCACCACCGACAGAAACAGCGCCGTCACTTAGCAAATAAAATTATAAAAAAAGGTACAGCTTAATGCTGTGCCTTTTATTTATGAAGGGAGATTCAATCATGCAAGAAAATCAAAAGACAGAATCATTTAAATTGGTTTTAAATCTACCCACTGGTAAAAAAACTTTTTTCTTACCAACATATATTTCATCTACGGATGGTTTTGAAGCAGCTGAATGGACAGAAAAATTAAATGTTGAAAATGTTCGTTTTGATGTGCTAAAAGAGGCTACTCATTTTGTTGTCAAAGTGTTTGGAAATCGATTTACGGTGGAAGAATTTCTTGAGGGAGTACACATTTGGTTTTTAACATCAACTATTTATGCTATTTGTTTAGCCATTGTAGGTCGTATAGCTGAGGCTGTGGCAGTTATTAATGCTATTGACTCAAAGACAAATTCAGCAAAAAAAAAGAGACAGAGGAACAGAAAGAACCGTTCAAACCAACAGAAATGATGTTAGGAATATACAATATGTTACAAGATTCAGGAATATCCCAAGCAGATATTAATCAGATGGATTTAGTGCTTTTCTTTAAAACATTAGCTTATAAGAAAAAGCAAGAAGATAAAAAAGTAGTCCGAACAGCAAATCAAGCACCAGATTGGTTGTAAAGGTAGGTGAGATAAATGGCTGGAGATATGGAAATTGGCGCACGAGTTACGCTTGATACCCAACGTTTTGAAAATGGAGTAGCAGGAATTAATCGTGGTTTACGTTTGCTAGATTCTGAGTTCAATTTAACAAGTGAAAGAGCTAGATTGCTTGGTAATTCTGTTGAACAGTTACAAAACAAGTTAACTCATTTGAATGAAAAATTCACATTACAAGGTCAAAAGGTAGAACATTACCGCCAGAAAATTGAACAAGCAAGACAAAAACAAGAGCAATTACAAGCCTCAAATCTAACATTGGCAGCATCAATGGAACGTCTTGAAACACAATATAATCAAGCAGTTCAGACCTTTGGGAAAAATTCGCAAGAAGCGAAACAATTGAAACAAGAATTAAAGCAATTGCAAGCTGAATATACAGCGAATGGACAGGCATTACAAAGATTAAATACACAAATTGATAACAATACAATTGCTATGAATCGTGCTGAAACAGCTCAGGCACGAATTCAAAATGAGATAAGAGAGACAAATCGTGAATTAGCTGAACAACAAAATCGCCTTCACCGTACTGGAGAACGGATGCGTGATACAGGGAATAAAATGCAAGATGTAGGCGGACAGGTTGGTACTACCTTTGCAGCCATGACAGGCGTTATTGGTGCTGGGCTTGCGATGGCTGTTAAAGAATCTATGAACTT